TATAAGAGACAGCTCTCCAAGTAAACAGTAATGCTAGATCAATTCTTTGTTTTTCTCCTTCACTAAAGGAAGAGTAAGAAAAGTCTTCATGTATTGGTGATTCAACAGACTCTTTAAATTCTTCATCCAACTTAAAGTTAATATAGAAGTCCATCAATTGAAGGTATCTATTTACTTGCTGGTTGATTAGAGGTAAGTATCTCTTAATTATTTTGGACTTAACTCCAGAATCTTTTAGAAGTCCGTATATAAAATCATGATTGGAAATTGTTTCCTTGGTTGTTCCAAGATCTTCCAAAATTTTATTAAGATCTTGTTTAAATTTTTCTAACTTTTCATGTTCAGTATTTCGGTTTGCAAGGTTCTCGGAAGTTTTTTGAATTTCATTCTGTAGATCTGAGATCTGTCTATTGATTGATGAAATCCGAGTATTGTTTTTAGAAATATCATGGTTTAGGTTAGTTAATTCTTTTGAAACTTCGGAAAACTTATTTTCTCTAATTTCTTCATCCTTAATAGTCTGCTCAAGTTCTTCATAACCTTTTTGCAGTTCTTTGGCTTTTAATTCTGCCTCACATAACTTATTTAACCTAAACTCATCTTCAATGTTTTGAGTACATGTAGGGCAAACCGTATTCTTATCAAAGAACTTATGTTCTTCAGTAATTGTTGATACCTTTTGAGATATCTTCCCCTTAAGGTTTCCTAATTTACGAAGTTTTTCAGTAGCACCAGTATATTTGTCAAGTTCTTCTTGTAATTCTTCAATCTTTTCCTGTAGTTTTTGATTATCATCCATATAG